TCTACATATTTTTCTTTACCACCCATGATCTGGTGGACATAATGATCTGCTGCCCATCCATAATCCTTAAGGTCTTGTGTCAACTGTGACACCAGAGACGTGGTAGGTACAATGATAAGAATTTCTCTCTTATATTTTAAGTGCCATCTCAACAGACAATAGATGATCAGGGATTTTCCTGATCCTGTGGGCGAGAGTAGAAGTTTGCGATTGTTCTTAAGAGCTGAGAATACTGCTTTGAGTTGATAATCTCTGATCTTGAAAGGTAATTTGAGAGACCCAACAAACCCCGCAACACTCTCAGGTGTGATGAGAGGGTCGGTATCGGTCGGTTTTCCATAGTGCTGACTATCCTCAACATTGTAAATGTAACCTCTCTGTTTCAAGAAGTCTGTAACATAATCAAAAAGACCCGCGTATATCTCACCTGTTGCTGGTGAGTACAAACGAATCTTTCCATCCCATACATGAGATCTATAATGTGGCATGAACTTTGCACCAGGCACATCAAAGCAAAAATAATCTGCTAGTTCTTGATGAACATGGGGTTCCGCGTTTACCTTGATGTAGACCTCGTTCTTCTTAATGATCGTAGTCATCAAAAACCTGCTTCAAATTTTCTCAAATCAATGACGTTCTTAATTGTATAACCTCTATTAGAGATTTGCCTTAGAACGCCCTCTATGTAATATAGGCAAGTTTCAAGGTAGTCTATTTTTTGTTTTGCTCTACACCATTCATCATCAGCATAGACATACTTGTCTAGGTCTCCTTTGAGAACTTTGTGATCAAAAGGTTTTTCTTTATATACTGCAGCAGGAGACTTACCTGCATAGTATTCATACTTAAATTTAGTGACACGATTGATATTCATCGATGCATCACTATGCATCAATTTGAATGTGCTATAGTAAGTCATCCAACGTTGATGGAGACCAGGTACAGCAAGTGCTTGGTTAACTAAATCATGCTCATCAATAGGAGCATCCTCTGCCCATTGCTCTTGGATGCGTTCAAGATTTAATACTGCCATTATTCAAGTGATTTGTTACGAGAACCCTCCAGTGCTTGAATCTCGTAAGATCTATATCTAAACGTTACTGATGCAGCGGCATATTCTGTACCGTCTACAGTGGCGTTAAAATCCAACGCACTAAGAGATGTTGGTATTATATCATAAAATACCACTTGGAAGTTGGATTGAAAGTTTGAATTAAGAATAGTGAGAGTTGCATCAGCAAACTTCGTATCACCACCCTCAGTATTATAAGAAAGTTTTGCCTGTTTGTCTAAGAATTCTCTACGCTCACTAAAGCGATCAGGCACACCAAGACCCCTCATCCAGTTATGAAGAATCAAATAGTTTTCAATATTCTCATCCACTAGAAAGTTCATAGTGAATGGGTCGTAAGATATATTTCCGTCACTAGGTAGAGGTCTACCATACATGGTAGGTTGCTCTAAGACGCCCAGATTAATTGCAGGGATATTAGCAGACTGGGACAGGTATGCAATCTTTGGGTACTTTGCCAATACAAATTTGAATCCAATAGGACTCAAGAAATTTTTATTCGCTATCTGTTTGTTCCAAGTTGTCACTCTGCTGCTCGGTAATACTTCTAATATTTATAGAAGCAAGGTACAGTTTGAACTGATCCAATACAAACTCAGAGTTCGGGTTACCCTGACTCACGTAAGTATCGGAAAATTCATAGACTGCTTGTGGATACTCAGGCAGAAAAGGTTTGAGAATACGAAAGACTTCATCACGGAGTGCCATACGAGCATCCGAATATCGCCAGTCTGAATTAGTTAATTTCATAATGTAATTTTTAACCAAGGTAATAGCGGTGGTATAACCCCTATGAGCCTGAGGAGACCTTCAGCAAATAGAGCGAGAACAACCCACCCGACACACATAGAAATAATTCCAGCATTACGGTTGTGTTTACGAATTGCATCATCGATCATCTCCTGAACTTTTTCTTCTGTGACCATTAGTATCGATATTCTTGAAGTATATCAAGAACTTTATCGAGCATGTGGTTTCCACCTTCATGCCAGTCGGTATTCCGAGCAGTCCACGATCCGTCATGCAACTCGTTTTTGAGCTTCAGGACTTTCATTTCCATTTCCTGCTTTGTCATGGGATTTCTAGGCATAGTATATCATAGCGTAAACCACTATAGTCTATTTAATAAAAAAGGCACCCCGTAGGGTGCCTGAAGAGATAATTGCGTGAGCAATTGATCACATAAGGTTGTCAACCAGCGTACGTCTGTAGTAGCGGTTAGCGTTAGCGTTAAGAGCACCACTGCCTTGACCTGTTCCTTCAGCGAAGGGGTTGGCGACCATACCGTAACGAGTCTTAAACCCGATTTTTGGTTGGAAGGTGTCCTGACCAACGGCTCTGACCATCTGCAGAGGCACGTAAGGGCAGTAGAAGAGTCCTGCGTCATAGGCAGAGGATCCTTTATAACCAGCAACGTAGAAGTGGCGATCACTTACGTTAGCGGAATAAGGGTCAACATAGACCTTGATGCGACCATTCAGAGTACCAGCAAGGGTGCTGCTGTTGTCGTCAGGAAGAAGACCGCTGTTACCAGCAAGAGCAGGGGTGTAATCAAGAACACCTGCCATGGACAGTGCCGAAGCAACGTCTGCAGAACAGATGAGGATGTTACCCTTTCCTCTACGAGTCTCATGCCCGATAGCGTTCATGTCTCTTTCGATTTGGAAGAGGAGACCTTTGAACTTCTCAACCGACCATCTGCCGTTGGAGTCAACGTCAAGGTCGAAGATACCTGCAGTTGCAGTGTTGTTTTGAGCGCCAGGACGAGCGATCTTGTAAACAGTTCTAACGACTTCCCTGTTGATTTCAGCAAGGACTTCAGTAGAAAGGATGTTTGCAAGTTCAGACTCGGCGTCCAAACCATGAACTGCCTTAAGGTCTTGTGCCAGTTCTAAACTGTACTCAGCTTTGAGGGCTCTGGACTTCGCAGTCACAGTAACCTTCTCGATGCTGAAGTTCATCTCAGCAAAAGCGTTGCCAGAGGCATCGCCAAGTGCTTCAGACTCAGCGGTAGGCATACCGTCTGAGGTGTTGTAGGTGCCGCTATCGTTCAGCAGACCAGGGTTGCTGCCTGCTTGTGCGGTTCTACCGAGGTCGCTTGCTGCGTTCTCAGCGGAGAACTCAGTGTCAGCCTCGTTGAAGAATGCTTCGTTGGATGTGCCTGTTCTGGTTGTGCCATAACGTGAGCGCATTGCGAAGATCAGTCCAGTAGGACCAGTCATCGGTTGAACGCCAGCGATGTCATAAGCAATAAGCTTAGGCATGCTACGTCTGATCAAGGAGATCAGCACAGGGTCGAAACCTGCGACAGGACCAGTTGCGGTGCTACCGCCACTGAAACCGCCTGTACCAGCAGACATTGTAGGTGCGGCTTCCGTCAGCACACCTGCTTCCTCTCTGAGGAATTTCTCTTGGTTTTCAAGCAGGATTGAGGTGACAGCCTTTCTATACTTATCAGAGATGTTATCAATCTCGGAGTGTTCAAGAATAGGTGCCCACTTTTCCTGCAAGGATTCAGAATTGAACATTGCTTGTATACCTATTTAATAGTGGTAAAGTGAACTAAATTACGATCTAAAATCATTTAGACCAGCGAGAGAGCGCATTGACGTAACCTGACATGGTGTCACTAACGTCCTGATTCTCGACTTTCACGTCCTCCGTTAACTCGCTAGGAGTAACGTTGGGTTTAGTAGAGAAGTACGACTCACGTAGAGTAGCAATCTTCTCGCGGTAGGATGTTTCATCTTCAAACTCAACTGCCTCAGCAAGAGTCGCCAACTTTTCCTTCTGGTTAAGTGACAGACCTTCTGAAACTTCGCTCACAATCCCATTCTTGGTATATCCGCCGATCTCTCTTACAAGAGTGACGTTTTCCTCGACTTGATCGTTGAGTTTTTTCTCCATAATATCGAGTTGTTCGGTCATCTCGTCAACCAAATCAACTTTCTCATCAGAGATTTCAATGAAATTCTCTGTGAAAACTTGCTTGAGACCTTCCATAACGGACTCTGCCATCTCGACTCTAATGCCGTGTTCGATGGCGATCTCGTTTTTGGCGACCCACTGATCTACTGCGTAGCTAAGGTATTCATCTACCTTCTCAGAGAGTTCACCTTTTACGGTCTCAATTTCTTCTTCCAGAACTTTGGCATACTCTTCATGCATGACCTTAAGTTCTCCATTCAAACGAGTAACAACCGCTGCTTCAAAAATGGTTGCTGCTTTCTCTTTGAATTCTTCGGAAAGATCTTCACCCTCAGTAAGTGCTGCTACATCGGCAGAAAGATCAACCTCAATTACGGTTTCTTCTTCTGCTTCTTCTTCAGCAATTACCTCACCCTCGGGTTGGTGGGATGCTTGCACATCACCCTTGGCAGCAAATTCTGCTTTCTGCCCTGAGGCAGCGGAGGGTTTAGTGGAAGGGGGTGTCGCGGATTTACCGACGATCTTAAATTTGTTGGAATCATCGTCTGGCTTACTGTTCTGAGGGGTAGGTCCACCCAGATCAATAACGCCAGCGAGACCACTGCCTTCATTATCCAGCTTACCTTGGGGTTCAGCAGGTTTTGCGCCAGCGGTTACGCTTGATTCGTCCAAAGTTGTTTCAATACTTTCTGACATTGTAGTCTCCTGACAATTTCTACGAATTTGCTATAGTTATTTATGATTACAGATTTTTCACAAACTGATTGAAGGCAAATAGTTTGCGCTCCTCCAGTTGTGATTGCGCTGCATTGTCGATTTGATGCTTGATTCTCTCAAGCTGTTGCTCTGAGACAGCACCATTTTCCCAGACCCACTCTCTTCCTTCCATGATTCCGTTAACGAAAGCATCAGGAGCAGATGGATCTGCGACAATATCAGCAGCGGTAGCAAGCATAAAGTCATCTGAAACAATCTTCATGCCATTTTGTTCCTTTAAGGAACCTAGACCACGGGATGATACACCCAGTTTCACACCTTCTCCGAGAAGAGATTTGGCAATGCGACCCATGGGAGTATCCAGGATACGCGCTCTGCCAACAAAATTGTTACCTTCTCTTTTAAGAGATTGAATGCTGTGTGATACACGATCGAGATTAATGGTCGGTCCTTCGGGGTGTCCCAATTCACCTAACGCACGACCTTTTTGAATGTACGAACTGTCGTATCTTGTAACTTCTCTTTCAAGAAGTCCGACTGGGTACATTCTGCCGTTGCGGTTTTTGAGATCACCTTGAAGGAAAATACCTTCAATGAAGTGATTCTTTTGACCACTCTTGCCTTCGGTAATAATTACCTTGGCTTCTTCAATCGTTTCCGTTATCAGTTTCATCAGGAGTTTCCTCTTGGGGTTCGTCTGTCGCTTCAGGCGTTTCTTCTTCTTCAGGTGTTTCTGGAGTAGGGGAGAAAGCGTTCTTACCGTATTCGACCTTTTTGACGCCAATTGCGTCTAGTGCTTTGTCATGCATTGCATCTTTTACATAATCAGAAAGATCTTTTTGACCTGCAAAGAGTGCATTAACGATGTCACTTGCTGCTTGTGATGCCATAATTTTCACACATTACCTATTATTTAGAAAGATTTAGATGTTACCGCGCTCATAGTCCTCTGGAGTCATGCCTTCCTCCTGCTCAGGTTCGGGTGGTTGCAGTGACATTGCCATCTGTTCAACCTCCATTTGCTGCATTTGCATTGGATCAATGAGTTTGCCTTCTTGAATTTCCTTCTTCATCTGCTTATCGATCTCTTGGATCTCTTCGTCAGTTTGCTTCAGGACTTGGCGGCGCAGATAATCAAGTGAGAAATACTTCCCAGCAAGAGGATCCATCTGTTGTAGAAGAGCAAGTCTTTCGTTAAGAATTTCTTTCTCTTTTAGTTCACTGAAATAGTTATCCGCAATGAAATCATATTGGATACTTTCTTTCATATCATCCCACTCTTCGAGTGTGACGACACCTTTCAGTACCAGTTGGGTTTTCAGCAGATCATTGAACATGTCGCTGAAACGTTTACGGAGACGTGTGATAAATTTTTGAAATTTAACTTCGTCTCTAGTAATCTCAGCACTACGTCCAATATTAAAAGATGATTCTGATTCCAACCGTGAATCGGGAACGTTCAGCGCACGGTATAATTTCTTTTGAAAATACTTAACGTCTTCCAACTCACCAAGGTTTTGTCCACCTGGGAGTGTAGTAATTTCCGTGCCGCGTCCACCTTCACGTCTAGGAAGCCAGAAGTCTTCCAGCATAGACATGAATTTTTTATCATCTCTAATCTCACCAGTGTCGGCATTGTATACCAACTTGTTTCTATAGCGAGACATCACCTCACGGAGGTATTGTTCTGCTTTTTGTTTGGGAAGATTACCAACATCGATGTAGAAAATTCTACGTTCGGGTGCTCTGGACAGACGATAAATGACCAGAGAGTCCTCAATCATCCGAAGTTGATTGACGGCTTTGATTGCTTTATGTAGGTGAGAAAGAACATAATTGCGCTGCATGTCCAGCACACCAGAGTGACAATAACAAATAGCATCAGGCGCAATTCGTACACCCTGGTTCTCATATCCTTTCAACCCTTTTGGTGCATAAATGTAATACTCGACAGACTTAGGTGCGAGACCTGCCATTTGAGGATCAACAGGACCCTGCCGATCTTTGGGTTTGTCGAACTCAATAACTTTCTTGATCTTACGAGGATCGACGTATCTAATTTCTGTGATACCTTTCTTCGGATCCTTGGGATCAATTACTTTATGGAAAAATAGGCGACCATCAATATACCAACGACGAAAAAGATCGTATGCTTTACGATCAAAATCTAGTAGTGATAAGATGTTTCCAAATTCTTCACGGATAACACGCTTCGTACTTTCAGAAACGCGAAGGTTAGACAACTCAACATCTACAGGATGGTTGTCTAAGTCACCAGCGATTGCCTCATTGACAATATCGTTGATTGCGGAATCACACTCAGGGTGAATAGACATCTCACGGTATCTACCGATGAGTGCTTCCTCTGTTGCTTTATTGGCAGAATCGCCAAGATCAACATACTGTCCAAAGTGACCGCCAGCACTTACGGGAGCTGCCCCGTCTTCATTGTCTTTACGCACAAAAGAAGGACCAGTCGTGGACTGACCCTTCTTACGAGCTAGAGAATAACCAAAAAGGTTTGCCATTATTAAACCTGTATTTGTGCCTTATACGAGTTATTTATAAGGCTTCAATATATCAGTTCTTTTGAACGGCATTACCTGCGTTAACATCATCAGCGAATGTCCAGAACTGTACTTGGAATTCAACGGTGTACTCTTCAGGAGTATCGTTGTTGTCCCATGCCAGATCGATTGCGCTAATGCTACTAGGCCAGATACCTTGGAAGGAGTATGCCTTCTTCTGATCACCTTGTCTAGAATACTGACGCACGACAGCGTTAGACTGATAGTCACCAATTTCTTTGGCGTCTTGGATGTTCTGCTGCAAGTTCTGGATGCGGGATGCCCACTCTTCAAACTTGGTGCGAAGTCTAAACTCTTGATCGTTCAGAACTGTAACTGTCCAAGGTTCAAAGGTGCGATCACCAGCGATCTTGAGCATACGTCCGCGATAAGGAACCTCGATAACACCGATGGTCGATGCGGGGAGGTTTGCTGCCTTCACTAGGAAGGTAGACATCATGTTTGATCCTGCTAGAGATTCAGGTGCGGCACCTGCTTCCTCTTGCTTTCTGTTTTCTGATGAACCTATATTGCCACCCACACCAGGGCGACCTGAGGATACTAACTCAGGGAATTGAATCTCCACTTGGAACAGATTAGGGCGGGCAAGATCTTCGATCTTGTCGCGAAAGTTAAAGATGGGTGAATCAATAAACCCACCTTCCACTTGTCCTGGAGATCTTCTACGTTGTTCAGCCATTGTTACTCCGAAATTTTTTGTTGAGAAGAAAGATTGTGGGGGTCACTCGACCCCCTAAGGACTAAATCAGGAGGTGATTTCCGAGAAGGAAGCACCAGTTCTCGTCGCCGTGAAGGTGAGAGTGATGTAGTTGATAGAGCGGGTGGGTTTCACGAAGATTTCCGCGAAGAACTCACCACGGTCAATTGCATCGGCGGGGTTGTTGGTTCCGTCGCAAACTACGAGGAAGTCAACTACACCACGACGTGATTGAATACGACGCAAGAAAGGTTCAACAATATTCTTGAATGATTGGCGAGTAAACTCGTCATTCAATTCAAAGAGTTGAGTCTTTGCTGCCTCAGCAATCGCTTGCTCCATGACCAGGAACAGACGACGGACGTTAATTCTGTCGAATGCGGACTGGTAGGCAAGAGCAGTCTTGTCACCGTAAAGGACAATGCCTTGACCTGGGAATGCTACAACAGGATTGATGCGAGCATTATAGAGCATGTCTCTGTGATCTTTCAGAGGGGAGTATGCAAGTTTGATTGCATTTCTCAATTGTCCTCTGTTGAAACCAGCAGGTGAGAACCATGGTTCTTGGTTAAGAGTGGTGCTCAATGTAAGACCTGCAATGTCAGCATTGCAAGGAATATAACGATACTTATCGTTGTACTTGTCGTAGATGTACTTGTAGTTGTTGTCAAAGACAGCATAAGAAGTGCTGCTCAGTTGATCAAAGAACTCAACTGTGCGATCTACAATTTGGCGAGCGGTAGGAACGCCGATAAC